AAATAAAATTAAATGGATATATTTATACGGATGCCGGCATAGCTGTAAAGGGTTGTTGAACTACTCCTTTTACCGGACAATCGGTTTGATCTGCTTTGTATTTATAGCATGTTCCATCCGTTTCATCCTTATACACTACTTTTCCGGCATTAAAAGGAGTTGGATACTTCACAATTGCCCTACGATGAGGCGTGACCATATATACATAGAGAATACCTACTGAAAAGCTTATAAGAAATATAACAAGTCTATACCGAAACTCCATAAAACAGACGTGTTGAAACCTATAAAATAGATACATATATATTTATGCCACCAATTCATATCTGGTATATACATCATCTACGGGCGTGCGAAGAATCTCTGGAAGCGGGATCTTCAAAAGATCGGTCATAAGTTTTTCCTGTTCGCCGATAATATTTGTATTCTTCATTTGCTTAATAATCTCATTACGGGATTGAATCCAATCATAATAAGCATGTTCATATTCTATACGAGGATTCGAGTAGGTTATTATATATTTTTCTTGTTTTGCTTGGTCTTTTAAAGCAATGTTTGATTTTTCTATTTTCCATTCATCGTATTTGGATTTTACAAGATGATATGGACTCTTGGCGTCGCTTGTAGCGTGATTTACCGCCGAAAAGAGAAATGATTTTGTTAGTTTGGAAATATCAGCGACCGTGGCTTTTTTACTAATAGACATTCAGGTGACCCGTTATTATTATACTACGAAATTATTGATTTTAACATTTGACGAATAGATTCATCTTGGTTCCACAAACAGGACAAGTACCCTTCATCATTTTACGTCCATTCTTAGCAACAGCTTCCGTAGCGTCTTTCATCTCGCGCTTTTCCTTACACTTTACACAGTACGCCATAATCTTTGTTGTCTTTGTTGTCTTTGGAGGCATCTTTCTATATTTCTATATTATTATATTATTATAATTATTTTTTAGTAAAGAATTTTATATTGTATATTTTGTATTTTATATTGCGTATTTTGTTTCTGGAGAAAAGCATGACCATGATATAGTCTGTTTTGATTTATTTCTATCTACTTGATGTTTCTTTGTCAAATGAACATCATTCCACTCTTCTTTAATTTTCGCTTTAAACTGAATAAAATCCATATCAGAATCAGGTTCATATTGTTGTATTCCTCCAGTATCATCTAAATAATCAAAATAATCGTAATGGGTTTTTGATCCGGTGCTGTACATATAGCACTGGATTGTGATACAAGCATATGTATTTGTATCCAGATTTTTCAATTGGTGCGTTGCGTTTAAATTAGGTGTAATCCATGTAACATCTCCCTTTTTGAAGGAAGAGAAGCCAAACGGAGGTACTCCATCTTTTTCTCCACACAGGAATGGAAATAGATTTACATTAATCTCGCCATTTAGAACACGAATCATAGCGTTTGCATTCGCATGACTATGTATGGGCGAATAATGTCCCACGGGCCATATTTCCATAACATAGGGAATACCAGGTGATTCACCATTATTATGACCCAATGTTATACGAAGATAGGTCTCTAATAAATCTGGTTTATCTGGATTAAATTCAGTGCTCTTGTCTAATAATTTTTGATAACACCATTTCCCAGGTGTTCGAATACTATATTCAATTGCTTGCGTGAAATCTGGAAAATCAGGTGTATCAAGAACAAATTTCTCTCCCGCGATACAATTGTATAGGTTTTGACAAACGGGAGGAAGATTGGCAACTGGCATATATTTTCCAGAAGCGATATCGTCCATGATAATCTCATTTTTATTTTTTACCAACAATGGAACATTCTGTGTGATCGGGTCTTTAACCATTCGTATGCATTCAATATCTACGGGGAAAGATATATGTGTTAGAGATTCCAAAAATTTCTTAGTATTTTCGTATTCATTTTTGTCTGAATTTGGATATAAATAGGAATAGATTGTTGTTTCCATGCGTGCTTCTCCAATACCGGCATAGAGTTGTTGATTTTGGGCATCTAAACTAAACCAATAATAGGCTCCATTATGGGTAGAAAGTCCTTGATTATTTTGAGCATCATAACAATGTCTCAAAGTTTGAATTTCGGTAACGATAACACTATTCGTTGTAAATTGAATATTAAGCCCATTTGTTCCTTCCGAATTTAATATTTGAAAAACACTGGTTGAAGCTGGGCAGATTTGTTTAAAAACAAAAATTCCTTGACCAGCGATAGGAAAATTTAATGACATATTTAATATTTAATATTACTAAATAAAAATAAAAATAAAAATATTACGATCACCATCATGACGATATATTTATTTGGGACCCGCAGGATATTCTGTAATATCGTCAAACATACTCTTGAATTGCCTGCTTACACTTTCTGTTGGATTTAGTTGTTCCTCATACACTGTACGCGGTACATATTTTACCTTTGTCACATCTCCTATACACTTATACTTTTCTGAATAATATCCTTGCACAACAAGAAACATTCCTAGAAACAATAAAAATACGGCTATTGCTTTCATACTTTACGATTTATGTTATATGATATAATATGGAAGTATCCTCTATTCAAAAGAGAGGGAATTCTTTTATTCTTCAGACGAAGCAGCGGGTTCAGATGATCCGGATGGTCCGGCAATATCCGCATCAGATACAACTGCTTCGTTTTCTTTACGCTTCAGCCAAGGATCCGCGTCTTCAATAGTGGCAGTATTTTTCGCAAGTTCGGCATTATCCAACTTCATCTTCTCAACTTGCACTCTGGCCTTCTCCATCTTCTCGTTCTTACGCTCCTCGAAGAAGATATCCTTTTGAACGGTATTATCCTTATATTTCGCCATCAGCGTATTGAGTTGGGCCTCAGCATATTGAACATCCTCCAGATCATTGGGATTTGGCGACCATGGGCACCATACACCAACTTGACCAACAAAAATATCAAACTTGTCACCACCCTTCTTCAGGAAATCGGCACGGTTCTGTGCCTCTTTCAAGGTGTCAAACACGCCACGGATTTTGATACCGCGCATAGAAGTGCGGAAATCATTCATCTCACGGAATTCCTTATCCAGTTCGGTGCTGTTCGTATCCTTAAAGAAACGGAACTGTTCCTGAATATCATTCTCGTCAAAAATGAACTTGTTCGCCTCTCGAACACTGTCAATGATACCTTCATCGGTAGGATACTTGATCTTTAGAGATCGCAAAAGATTATCCATATCCTTAGAGAAGCTCTTCAAAAACTTTCCAATATGGTAAACTTCCTTGTTTGCCAGAATATCCTCGGGGGAGATAAAGGAAACACATACATAATTCTGTCCACGGATAGCCTTATCCTCATCTAGGTAATCAACATCGCGAGTATAGATAACATCGGGGTTCTTTTCAGTCATTGCTACTTATAAATCATTGTAAAACCAAAATCTTAAATAGGCAACACCTTTGAAAATTTCTTAGAATATTATAGCAAGTTATTATAGCAAGATATGGATTACTCCTTTGATACCCAAGAACTTATTGTTCGTCTCGTAAAGTATGCCCTTGAAGGTCTCGTGGTTGGTATTGTTGCCGCCATATTGCCTTCTAAAACAATGGCCGTCGGTGATGTTGTCACCCTTGGTCTGGTGGCAGCTGCCATCTTCGCAGTCCTCGATTTGGTTGCCCCTGCGATAGCTCCTTCTGTTCGTCAGGGTATTGGACTCGGTGCCGGTTTCCAATTGATTGGCTTCCCGGGATAAAATACAAATACAAAAAGCTTTTTGCTTTTTAGTATTTGTTTTTGGTTTTTTGGTTTTTTTTAATTTTTTAGTTTTGTTTTTGTTTTAATTAGCGTGCGCCCATCGCTTGACACCATTCTTGGCGACCTTCACTATATGAACATGGCCATCTTGTCCCAGCATCTCATAGCCTTCCTCAAAATCTTTGGCGTGTTCCATCGGCGCCTTTCGGACACTGACCTTCTTCTTCATAGGCTCTTCTGTCTCGGCAACTTGCTCCTGTTCTGGCTCAGGAACAGGCTCCACTTCCTTAACTTGCTTCTTGCTCACCTTCTTGGTCTTGGTCGCCTTTTTAAGCTCTTGGACAGGCTCTTGCTCTTGGATAGTCTCAGGCTCCTCGATCTGCTTCTTTGCCGACTTGGTGGGCTTGGTCATATTGTGCTTGGCCCATCGGTGCTTGCCGTTCTTGTCAAGAGTGATGATGTACTCGTTTCCATCGTTGCCGGTACGGATCGTTCCACTCTCGAACTCGGTAGCGCTCTCAGAGGGAGAAACACGAACTTTGGTATTGGCCATTGTTGTTGATTGCTTGTTGTTGATTGCTTGTTGATTGTTGAATGCTTTATGTATTGCTTT